CTCCAAGGTTAGCCGTAACCGGTTCATCGTCCAGACGGAGCGCAGCCTGTTTCTTCGCACCTGTTTTCCCTTTGGTGGCACTCATCTTCTTCATCAGGGCATCGAAATCCGGGATAGCGGCTGCCGGGGTTGTTACAGTATCCGGCATTTCGGGGATTATCCGGTTGGCTGCATCCGCATCGTTTGCTTCCTGTGAAGCCGCCCAACTGTACCTGCCCGCTTGCTTGCCCTTTTCCCAGGCTGCGGAATAGTTGCCCTTTTGCAAGGTGTTATATACCGCTGATACGGGATTGGCGCCCAAAACGCCTTCCCCTATATCTTTGAATCCCTCTTTGGCAAGCCCGGCGGCCTCTTTGAAGTTGCCTTTTAACATACTGACGATTGCCGAACAGACACCGCCAATTCCGGACAATACCTGTTTAAACGGTTTTACGATACTGTCGAGCAATGTTCGCCCGAATTCCTTTATAACTTCCCAAGTACCGAGAATAACCATACGGAACCCTTCAAACTTCTGCCAGCAATAGGTAACGGCTGTTATCACCGCACCGATGGCAACGGCTACCCATCCGATAGGGGAAGCAGCAAACGCCGCGTTGAGTGCCCATTGTGCGGCAGTCAAACCACCGGTGACGGCTGTCTGCGCAATATCCAGCACTTTTTTGATTCCTCCAATGACAACCGCCTTTTGGGTCCAGGCATAGTTCAACGCCATCGCTGTAGTCAGTATGCCCAATGTGGTGGTAAGCCCGACAACAATCGGGTTTCCTTCCTGGATCTGCGAATACCACCCGCTGAAAAAACCGATAACAACCTCCAGTACCGAAGACACCCCGGCAAGAACCGCTCCTGCCACGGTCAGCCCTGCGCTGATAACGGGAAGTGTCAGTTCCCCAACCTCGGTACCGATATTCTTGAACTGGTTCCACACTTCGGTTGCCTTTTGCATACTGTTTGCCGAATACTCTAAAGCGGTATCGGTTTCACCCGCAGAATTGGCGACATCGTTCATGGATTCTTTCAACTTTCCAATATCGGAAGTAAGGACGGCAAAAGCGCTTTTCGCCTCTTTATCCACCAGACCTGCCTTTTCAAGGAAAGATGATTTCTGTTCGTCGTTCATCCTGCCCAATACGCCTTCCAAGTCGGTGAATATATCCACAACGCTACGGATCTTGCCGGTATCATCGAATACGTCCACCCCGGCCTTGGCCAGTTTGTCTCGGACATCGACACGACCCAATACGGAGAAGGCATTTTCCATCAGCGTGGCGGCACGTTCGGCGCTTTGTCCCTTACCGGTCATGTAGGCAAAGGTCCCGGCTACCTCCTTATAGGCAATGCCGAGGTTATCGGCTCCGGCTATAAGGTTCGGCATATAACGCGCAAAGTCGGCAAACTCTCCGGCACCGACACGTTTTGCTGCAAAGAAGGTATCCAATACTTCCTGTGCCGTCGTATTCTCTTTACCCACGATGGAAAGCGTCTGGGCCAACGCCGCCGATACGGTATCGAGGTCGGTAAATCCCGCCTTGCTGCCTTTGAGGGCGGCGTCCAATATGGAAAGGGATAGGTCAACATCGTTCACCTGCGAGTTGATAGCCTCGAAGCCTACCGGGGTGACCTGTACGTCCGTCTTGTTTTCTGCCGCTATCTGTTTCAAACGCTTTTTCAGGTCATCCAGCCCCGCTTCGTCCAACTGGGCGGTGATGTTCACCTGGGCCATGTTCTCATCGAAGCTCATGCCGGCCATGCCCGCTGCGCCAACAGCAGTGATACCGGTGACAAGCGGTTTTTTCAGAAGTCCTGCGCCGGGAATGGCATCGAATGCCTCCGAAGCCCATTTCTTGAACTTGCCGCCACCGGCCGCTGTCTCCAGTTCCTCGATCTCATCCGTGAGCCGGGCAATCTCGCGGTTATATTCGCGGATAGCCGGAATATTGTCAGCCGGAATCCATTCCCTTTCGGCTTGCAGGGCATCAATCTTCATTTTCAGCGATCCGAGTGTCCTTCCCGTGTCACGGCAAACGCTGTCCGCAGACCGCACCTTATCCTGTACGCCTGAAAGGGCGGCCACGGTTCTGTCCGAGGTCGCCGTAATGCTACCCAGTCTTGCACTGATCTGGTCACGCAGGGAAAAGATGTATTCTATTTTGTTTGCCATAATTTTCCTATGCTGTTAATGAAGTCAATTTTTACCCATTCGGCCATCCTGACCTGAAGGGCCCATTCCTCATCGCCGAGCGTCGAAGGATCGAGGTGCAGCCAGTGGCGGATCAAGGCATCCGAAAGAAACAGCCAGCCGGGTTTCTCCGCCACGGCAGTTCCTTTTATAACTTTTTTAGCTCCGCCTCCTTTACTTCGACCAGTTCGCCCAGCTTCGTGGATACACCCAGGAACAGGGCATCATCCGTCTTGATTTCTTCATCACCCGCCAGCCAGCAGTTGCCGAGTAGGATTTCGTTGTATTTCATCGGGTCATTCTTCCCGACAACGGCAGCCGCGCTGAGAGCCTGTCGGCTCGGGCGTTTCAAATAAGCCACCTTGTCGCTGACGGTAACACAAAATACGTCGCCCCATTTCTTTTTCCAGGATTCAATCTGTTCGGAGGTGATTGTCTTGTTATTGTCTTTTTCGTTCATAGTTCTATACATTATTATAGTTATACTACATTATATTCCACGTCGCAGGCGATAAAAGGCAGCGCGTGTTCCGAATAAAGGTCGCCCTCTTTGATGCTGTTCGGTGCTTCCGTAATGGAGGCATTGACAACTTTGTCGGTTTGTACGACACCGGTCTTCGAGATATAGGAAACAATGATGTCAAACTCCAAATCGGTAACGTCATCATACCCCTTGGCCTTTGCGGCCGTCTGCATGGCAATCAGTTCGGACTGGAGCACGGTAATCGTGCCCTCATATTCCTTTTTGCCCATCTGTATGCCGCGTGCCTTCTTGCCGGAGGCAAACAGGAGTTCCTTTGCACGTTTGGACTTGTATTCGATGCCACGGATACCTTCAACCGGCTTGCCCAAAAGGACGACTGTTACGGTTGTCCAATCATATTCTTTAGAATTGAATGTTGCCATTATTCACTTTTGTTATAAGGATTATTAAACGATAAGTCCACATTGATTTCTTTCAGCAGGGCCGTAGGGACAATCTTTGCCTGTATTTTCAGAACATTGGTTGATATCAAATCCTGTTTCGGATCCACATAGGCGTTGAAACCGGAAATTTCACC